GTCTCCTGCGGCGAGTACTTCTCGCCCACCCGGTAGTTTAGATACTACCTAGGTCCAACGGCGTTTAAGTGCGAGGTTGCCGTACCTCCCAGACCTGCGCAAGTGTTTAGGATCGGTCGATTCAACACCGATCAACCCAAAGCACTTGAGGAGAGCAGCATCGTCGTCTAGTACGTCGATCTGCTTAGGTTGAGTAACGATATATCCGCGGAGTTTAGGCCGCTGATAATCAATACTCCACCCATTGTGTGAGTGAGCATTGCTGAAGCTCTCCCACCCAAGCACCTGAGACTGTTTCGAAACACACGGAAGGGCGCCGAGGAGTTTATCGAGTTCCTCTCGCATTTTCCGAGCTAAGCCCCAAAGACCGAGCCAATAGGCCTGGTTCGAAAAGGCGATAGCCGAAACAATCTCCTGCACGTCTGTCCTGCTTGCAGGCATCCTACGTCGGAGATAAACGTTAGAAACGTCTTCTCCGTCATAGAACACACCCCCACAGGACTCTCTGAACTTTCCAGTCCAGAATGACTTGTCGGGGTTAACCTTGAGACCAAAAGTCTCGAGGATGTTGCAAGCAAGGGGTGCCATTTCTGTGGGAACAATGATATCGTCCCCATAGACATAGATCCGCCTAGCGAATCTCTTCGCGAGGGCGGGCGAAAGGCGCCCACCACTCTCTGCCATCAATCCAGAAACGAGAACGATGAAAAAGAACATCGACTCGATCGGGAAGCAGAGAGCAGACCCCATGGACGCAAACTTCCTCAACGGAAAAGTAGACCCGTCTGGGAGGCTTGCACGCGTGCTTCGGCAAGCGAAAACGTACCGTCGAAAGATTGGTACACTTCGCAACATCCGGAACACGTGTTCACACGAGACCCTGTCGCTAGCATCGGAGAGGTCTAAGGTCGAGAATCGACCGTAAGCCGACCCGGCTCTAGCGAGATCCTGGTTAATCCGCTGGTCTGTAAAGTTAACATGACCAGCACCCAACCAGGGACGTCGACCAGGATCTTTCGATCCAAGTCGGCGTCGTCCCACTCTATGCTCCAAGAGCGGGACCAACCATCGCGCAAGACCTTGCTGCATGTATTGCATGAAGTGAGGCTCGATAGCGATGATTCGGGGTTTCCGTGCGGACTTAGGGACGAGTGTAACCTTAACAGGCCGCTCATCTCTGGGGTCGGGATAGGTACAATTCCTGACCGTATCAAACCCAGAATCAGAACGGATGCTTGCGCATCCGAATTCTGATATTGGGAAGATGCGTTCAAGCCGCGACGGCCATTCGGTGAAGTGGTATTTACCATTACCCGATACTCCATTTGCGGTCTTGCCAGGACCATGACGTGGCACTAAAACCTCATAAGGATCTCCGTGAGGAGATCCCGACAAGATTGAGGTCCAAGATAGCTTGCTAACGTAATCAAAACAACGTAGCAGGCGATCGTGAACGCCATGGGTACGTATCCCGTCTTCGACCTCGCGAAAGTGCGCAAGAGCGACCCTCTGTCGCCTGCTGTTGCAGGCTTCAAAGAGCTTCGAGTGGACAAGGCAGATCTGCCTAACCGCACGAATAGACTCAACGCACGCATCGCGAAGTAAGACGCCATCGGCGTCAAAGATCTTCTCAGTGAAACCTCCGAGAAATCGGGGGAGACACCTTCCGCGTCCGGCTTTAAACCCGGGAGCGAGAGCTGGTGAGAAGCGTCCTTCTGCAAGGGCACTTTCGAAACCCTTACAGAGCGACGGAAGGGTGATCGTAAGAAAACTTTCACCTTCATCTTTGACTCTCCTCGTGACTGTAGTTATGTCACGAAAGGGGTTGGCACCACACTTCATCCCACAATCATGTAGGATGAGCACGGTGATTTCTAGCAGGCTTTTCATGGTAACCTCCAGATTGGGGGAACACCATTCCCGGTCTGCTGACAAGAAAACACATCACGTCGATCTAAACGCGGGAGGGCGTGAGCCCTCCCGCGAAAAGACAACTGGGACGAGACGGTTAAGTCTCGCCGGCACGCACCCGTGACGCCAAGGAAGCAGCGTCTGTAAACGTTCGCAAGAACGCAGACAGGACCTGTTCCATGTTCGTTTGGTGTGTGCCGTTGCCCAGGAGTGACCTGTCGATGACCACATACGCGGTGGACTGCTTTTGAACTGATGCAGTGGTATTTGTCACATCGGAGACGAGCTCGTACTCGGTCAACCTGACCGTGTCACGAATTCGTTTTCCGACCTGACGACCAATCATCAGATCTAGGTAGTTCGTCGCGCTGTAAGTGAACCGATAGGTCGACGACGTGAGCCCTCGGCCGATACAGGTAAAAGAGAGCGTCCCATGGCCGGCAATGCCGGACGCATTGGATAGCCCGCTAGTATCTTCGACCACAAGGGGGTCAGCAAACATGAAATCACCTATTTTGGGTTAGAGGTAGCGCTGGTGCGTAAGCCCCAGCGCAGAAAGGATCAACCACTGCTTCGTTGTAAACGTAGCAGAGCTGATCCCGAACCCGAAAGGAGAGGCAGGGTGACGCATCTTAGAGAGCTTGAGATGGCTCCATTTGATGTAGTCACTACCACTTCGGACAACAAACTTCGGATAGTTAATTCCGCTACCCGCAGTATAATCGTCCCAAGTGGTCGTCAGAGCTATTTCTGTCACTTCACGTTGACGTGACATAATAAAGCTGTTGACCAGAACCTCATTCTCGACTGCATTCACTGAGAGGTTGGAAACGATATCTCCGACATTAGTGAACCAGTCGAGAAGCCACGACCACGGATAGACTTCGTAAAGCACAGAAGGAGTCACGTTTGACTCATGGAGTGCCAACTTAGCCTTGTCCGTCCACCGACTACTTCCAATGTCTGGTACGTAGTACCTGAAAAGGCCACTATACCAGTCAGTGCGATCAATGGTCTTAGTGACCGTGAGGTCAATCTTACCAGTGATCCCATACCATATCCATGAAGGATGGTGACCGCCAGGGCCAAGGAGGACGAAGTTCTCCAAGGCCTCAACGGGATCACCCTGCTCGTCGACCGAAAGGTCGCCGAACGGTCTGTTAAGGACCCCATCGTATGGATAGGTTGTCTCCGGTGGTACTACACGCGAACGCGTCCGCTTCTGGATAAGGCCGTTTCCACGACGTAAGTCGTTCAAACGTTTCTCAAGGATCCGTTGAAGCTTGTACAGCTTTACTAGATCTTTGACGAAA